GTTCTGGCCAGTTAAGGCCAACAGCGGTTACCCACTGCTGTCTTGATAGCAAATAACCATTAGTATAGCTATCATACTTAACGTAATCCCAATTGAAATTACGTTTCCTCACAAGGTGGTACAACGGATTATCTGTTTGCCTAACATTAATCCGAGGGTACTTTCCACCAAGCAATTCGCCATGTAAGAAACAAACATAAAGCCCAGAAGGGTTAAACATAAGTTTCTTATACTTACCTGGCCGGTTATGGAACCCGGCTTCAGAAAATGTGATACCATAGGGAACAGAGCGATACGCCCGATAAAGGGTAGTGCCATTCATATCTTTAGGTAGCACATCACTTACATAAGCGAATGGAACACGCACACCCGACTCTATCTGATCATCAAGTGGGACCAAGGGCAGGAAACCCTTGATAAAACTTGAAAGATAGAGAACGGAGGATCTTAAACAGATCCCAGTATACGCAGTCCACGCGTTTAAGAGGTTAATGGCAACGAGAATGTCCTGAAGAGTATCTAAATGCTTCAGGTAAACACCGCGGATAGGCTGGCCTGAAAACCAGTCAGCACCGCAGGATTCTCGTATCGGACCTCGAAAGAAGGTCTTCGAATCGTTAATCTGGAAGCCACACAACTGCATAAGGCGACGGATACGATGCTCTGACGATGTCAGAACGATAATATCATCGCCGAAAACAGAAAATGTAGAACCAGCAACCGCCTTTAAATTTAAAGAACGGTAAACGGCTCGAACGATGCACAAAAATATGATCGTCTGCAATGGGAATGTAAAACCATTCCCCATAGTAGAAATCATATGAAGTGGAAGGCGCTGATTCCGATAGATAACGGAAGGGCTCCTCAAATGAACTAATATATCAAATACCCACTTCGGGATTAAATCACGAAGGAGGGTAAGAGAAATTAGGTCAGAAGCAGAGCTCAGGTCTATAGTGGCAAGATCACCACTAAGAGAGCCACGGCAAGCCATCTCACGATTAATCTGAGGTTGAATAGAAAGGTCTATACCATAGGAGGTAAGACGATTTTCCAACAGCCTACCGAATCCTAACTGAAAAAACATATTCAGAGAAGGTTCGGTACAGATTAAACGATCTTCATCGTCGTTTTTTGCGACTGTGAGGAGTGAAGAGCCATCGACTACACGGCACTCCTTCTTAGTGACTCGGCGGTGATCATCCGCCTCAAGCCAGTTGGGAAGTGTGGTAATGCAGTCTCTATACAGAGAGTATAGTTGTTCTGATGTAGCCGTCAAATCTGACGCAAAGTACTTAGTATAAAATGAAGTACCAAGCGCCCCCACGGATGATCCAGGTCCAGAACGGGCTTGATGGAAAACATCGAGCCATGACTGAACAAGAAGATCACCAGCAGGATGGAAGAAATTAGAAACTTCTTCCTTTAGATTCCCGTAAAGCTCCTCATCAAGAGAAGTATTAAGGGTAAGACGGAAATTCTTACAAGCCTTATTGGCGAGTAAGAACTTATAGATAGCTGCCTCCTCAGTATGAGGTCCACGACGAGAAGCATACTTCTTCAAAATAGTATACTTCAAGTGTGAAGCGGCAGCAACCCTATAAGAACAATCCGGTGGTAAGGATCTAAGGCTTAAAGCCGGAAGATCAGTAACACTAGAAAGATCAGAACAGATAGCATGGAAAAAGAGCGTTAGGACTAATGCCCATAAAGCTATACTCCGATTCGAGGAAGCAATGCTTACCTCGGATGTCAAGGAAACTGTAATAAGCTTAAGTGGTTTAAAAACTACTTGGCATATTACAGTATTAGTCTTAGAGTGAATTTTAAATCACTCCAGAGACTAAGGTATCCCCAGCCGATGAACTGATTTGACTCAGCGCACCGATATGGAGGGATAGAGCAGCACGTATATTAGCTGCGTCAGCAATGTCAGCTCCGGCTGGGATATCCAGCTGGGTCGTGATGTTAAGCACGACTGGAGCCTGACCTGCTAACGGAATCACACCCTTGCGGGTAATGATTTTATACGAGTTCCTTGGCACACTACGAAGAATACCGGTAACAGGATCAACCGGAGCCAAGGCTCGGAGAACCTGAGGACGTTGAAGAGTCAACGTGAAGGGTTTCGACGCAGAAGACGACGTATCGACACCAGTCTGAGTACCGCCAAGGGCGGTAACAGCATACTGTTTGCCGGACGAAGTAGGAGGAGTATCAGCTGCTATGGTATACGTAGGCGAGGTTAACCCCGTCTGCGCACCACCAGTCACAGGAGTAGAGACAGTAAAGGACATAAAGGACTCCATTAAAAAACCTAAAAGGTTTTTGAGATACTTAAAGAACGAGAAAGAAGTATAGCAGCTAGATTCTGAAGAGGTTTAAAGCTTCTAGGCAGCGAGAGCTGAATAGAAGGCATAAAATCCTCAGCAGATAAACTAGTGCGGCTAAACGTTTTCGTCTGAAAGTAACCACTACCGCCGCTGCAATACTGAGACAACACATCAGCCTTACCTAAATGAGATCCGGGGCCACCCACTTCAACGAAAATTACATTACCATAAATGGTAGTAAAAACGTCGTGGGAGACCTTGAATCCCCAGGAAAGGTCGATGCGAGGACCACAGTAAGCAGTGATCACATCCCCAACGTTGAGGAAGTAATCAACTATAAATGAATATGGGAGAAGGTCCCAAACCGTAGGAATAAAGTCTGGTAAAGTTATACCAAACGCTTCCATACGATTAGGGATACCATCAATACCCACATTCAAATTAACACCGCCTTCATACCGAATAGAGTACGTCCCGTAGTTTTTGGACGGAATCATAAGGGTATAATACTGCCCAGAACCGGGAAATGCAGATAAATTATCTGCACCACCGTAAGTATCTGAAGCAGAAGCGTAAATACGAACGACAGGAGGTCGCTGGGCAATAGCCCAGAGAGCTTGGGAAGCAGATAAAATATCTGCAGCAAGCGGTTTCCAACCGAACGTAAATTCGAGGTAGGTGTCAGCTAAAACCTTAGCAGCACGAGAAGATGTCTTAACCCCTCTTAAAGCTTTCTTAGCCTTAGGAAAATAGGATAAAAGATAATCTTGCAACGCAGCTGCAGGTTTTTGCATAGAGGAAAGAGACTCACGGTATTCACCAAGATCTTGGCCACTTTCGAAGTGGTTGCGAACTTCGTCATACTTAGTGTGAAATTTCCTAATACAGCGATTAACTACGGAGGTTATGA